CCCGAGGGCTACAAGATCATCGTGTCCGATCTGTCGGGTATCGAGTTGCGTGTCAACATGTTCTTATGGAAGGTTCCCTATGCTATCGAATTATTTAAGGCCAGCCCTGATAAAGCAGACTTGTACAAGTACTTTGCTGCGAACAATCTCTACCGAATTGAGGAGAGTCAAGTCACCAAAACCCAACGTCAAGTTGGCAAGGTCGCACATCTTGGGCTGGGGTTCGGCGCAGGCGGCGCTACGTTCCAAAAGGTTGCGAAGCTAATGGGCGGTGTGGACATGGATTTGCAGGAAGCTACAAAGGTAGTAACCGCATATCGCGATGCACACTCCGAGATTGCCGATGGGTGGAAGGCGTTTCAAAGTAACCTCACCAACATCAAGCAAGGCATCGAGTCATCCATCGATCCATGGGGTATGTGCGTTACAGAGAAGAACGCAGTTCGTTTGCCATCAGGTCGTTGCATCTACTACCCTGACTTGAAACAAGAACGCGATGACAACGGTAAGCTCGAATGGTGGTATGGCAACGGTCGTACTCGCGCTCGCATCTATGCAGGAAAGGGCGTAGAGAATTTAGTTCAAGCGCTTGCACGAGATGTCATTGCTGAGCATGCAGTCAAGTTCTTTAAGGCTACCGGTATGCGGCCAGCGCTCACTGTGCATGACGAGCTTGTGTATGTAGTTCCAGAAGATTCCGCAGAGTCTCACTTAGACACATTGCAGAGCATCATGCGTCAAGGCGTGTCATGGTGGCCCGAGTTGGTGACGTGGTCTGAAGGTGATATTGCAAGCTGTTATGGCGAAGCAAAATAGTGTTGACGAATCGCAGAAACCTGTTAAAGTGGGGTCTAACAACCACGAGTCTCCAAGCAACGAATGTCGCTTTGGGGGCGAAACCCTATGGAGCAAGCATGGCTAACCCAGCTTGGACTTATTCGCAACTAGACACGTTTGAAACGTGCCCGAAGAAGTTCTATCACCTTAAAGTAATCCGCGATATTGTGGAACCCCCAACGATTCACACCGAGTGGGGAACCAAAGTGCATACGGCATTTGAGAACTTCATCTTGCATGGAGAACTCTTGCCCGAAGGCATGACACAGTGGCAACCACTGGCTGACAAACTTGCAGCGCTCAAGGGTGCGAAGTTTCCTGAAAGGCAATACGCTGTTGACAGAGACTTTCAACCTTGCGACTGGAAGAATGCATGGACACGAGGCATCGCAGACCTTGTTGTGATCTCAGGTAAGAACGCCGCCGTCATGGACTACAAGACTGGTAAGCGTAAGCCAACAGAACAACTTGATCTGTATGCCGCCTATGTGTTTCACCATCACCCCGAAGTACAGAAGGTAACGACTGGCTTTGTGTGGCTCAAGGAAAAGAAGATCGACTGGCAAGTGCGTGAGCGTGCAGACCTTGCAGGTATATGGCAGAACCTACTGCCGCGAGTACGCAAACTCGAATCAGCATACGAGCGTGATTCATGGCCAGCTAAAACATCAGGCTTGTGTAAGGCGTGGTGCCCTGTGACATCGTGTGACTTTAACGGGAGGAAGACATGACATACGACGAACGAAAAAAGAAATGGTGGGCTTGGCATAAAGAAAACCCCAGTGTGTGGAATTACTTTCAGCGTTTCAGTATGGAAGCTGTCGCTAACGGACGAACGAAAATTAGTCACCACATAGTCATTGATCGCATCCGCTGGGAAACAGCCATTGTTTCAACTAATGAAGACGTGAAGATAAACCATGACTACGTAGCTTTCTACGCTCGCCTGTGGAAAGTTAAGTATCCGCAGTACGCAGACTTGTTTACGACCAAGCGCATGAAGGGCGAACATTAATGACACCCGAAGGAAAAGTTAAGGAAGCTTGCAAGAAGTTCCTTAGAGAACGCAAAGCATTTTTCTTTATGCCTGTGTCCAACGGTATGGGTCAAGTCGGTATTCCTGACATCATCATTTGCTATCGAGGCGTCTTTGTCGCCATTGAGACAAAAGCTCCGGGCAAACGTAACAATGTAACTGACAATCAGAAAAGAATCATGGAGAATATACGAGACGCCGATGGCTTTGCATGGGTAGTAGATGACCCAGCAGACCTTGGTGCTTTGTTTAACGCCATAGATGCATACTTAGTATTGGAGCCCCGAAATGCCAGCCTCAAGCAAACGTAAACTGGAATATCAAAAAGCATACAACGCACGGCCTGAAGAAGTAGCCAAGCGTGTAAAGAACAACGCCGCACGACGCGAAGCTATCAAAGATGGCAAGGCTCGTGTTGGTGATGGCAAAGACGTTGCACACAAGAAGTCACTGGAGAACGGTGGCGGTAATCACAAATCAAATGTGGCTGTGCAAGATAGATCAACCAACAGAGGATGGAGGAAAGGGAGCGGCTCCTATAACCCTGACAAGTAATGCAGATTCACAAAGAAAAAAAGGCGGTCATCCTCCGCCTAAAAAATCCAAGTCGGGTTACAACAGTTATACCGACAGCTATCGAAGTAGACCACAAAGGACAACGGCTTGTAGCCGTACCACACCGCCCCGATGAAACTCGGGTGTTAAGAAACTTAGGCTTTGAGATTCCTGATCCCATGCCTATGCACTATGCGTTTCCTAAAGTCAGCGGCAAGCACGAACCGTTTGCTGCACAGAGGGAGACTGCATCGTTTTTGTCCATGCACAGTAGGGCGTTTTGCTTGAACGGTATGGGCACTGGCAAGACCAACAGCGCACTGTGGGCATATGACTACATGCGTCGCACGAAGATCGTTAACAAGGTTTTGATTGTGTGTCCACTGTCAACGATGGAACGCACATGGGCTGACTCTGTGTTCAACACCTTTCCGCATCTCGATGCGGTAGTATTACACGGAACACGCGACAAGCGCTTGAAGCTCTTGAAGGAAGATGTACATATCTACATCATCAACATCGATGGCTTGACCACGATCAAAGACGAACTTGCCAAGCGACCTGACATTGATCTGATTGTTGTGGATGAGCTAGCCCTTGCACGGAACTCAAGCACCGAGCGATGGAAGACACTGAACACAATCTGCAACAGACAATCTGTTCGCCGAGTCTGGGGTATGACAGGATCACCAACACCCAATGCACCAACAGATGCGTGGGCACAGTGCAAACTGATTACACCTGACAACACAAGTGTGCCTAAATACTTCGGTGCGTTTCGTGATCGTGTAATGCGACAGTTGACACAGTTCAAGTGGGCAGCGCGGCCAGAGGCTAACGACGTGATCTATCAGATGATGCAGCCAGCCATTCGGTTTTCTCTTGACGACTGTACTGACTTGCCCGAGCAGATGTTCATCACACGCGAAGTTGAGATGACACCCGAGCAGAAAAAGGCTTACAAGGACATGCTGTCTAAGCTAACAGCAGAGTATGCCGGCGGTCAAATCTTGGCTGTGAACGAAGCGATCAAGGCAAACAAGCTAATTCAAATAGCCTGCGGTGTCGCGTATGGGACAGACGGGGTAGAGGTAGTGATCCCATCTAAGCCTAGAATAGATGTACTCAAAGAAATCATTGAAGAGTCTGAAGGCAAAGTAATTGTGTTTGTGCCACTGACTGGCGCTCTTGAACATGTAGCCGCAGAGCTACGCAAGGACTGGTCTGTGGAAATTGTCCATGGCGGCACTAGCAAGAACGAACGCGATCAGATTTTTTCAAACTTTCAACGAGGGTTTGACCCGAGAGTATTGGTGGCAAATGCAGCTACCATGTCACACGGGCTAACGCTAACAGCGGCAACTACCATCGTATGGTACGCACCGGTGCATAGCAATGAGATTTACGAACAGGCTTGCGCTAGGGTTAGACGCCCCGGCCAGACCAAGACCACTGTGATTGTGCATATCGCAGGCACAGACGTCGAAAGACGAGTTTACAAACGGCTGCAGGACAAACAGTCTATGCAGGGATTGCTACTTGAAATGATGAAAGACCAACCGGAATAGGAGGCTCTATCGAATACCGAACCCATACCCCATTCAACCACAAACAAAGGATACAAAATGAAACTCTCAGATGCAGTCAGCCTGTACATAAAGATGCGGGACAAGAAAGCACAGATGAAAGCAGAGTTTGATGCCAGTGTCGCTCCTCTAAACGAGAAGATGGAAAAGCTAGAAGCCAAGCTGCTAGACGTTTTCAACAAGACCGGCATGGACTCAGTCAAGACCGAATTCGGAACAGCGTATACCACGACTCGCGTCACTGCAAGCGTGGCAGATCGAGATATTTTTATGACCCATGTCAGGGAAAACGATGACTGGGCGCTGTTGGAAGTTCGTGCTTCTAAATCTGCTGTTGAACAGTACCGTGAAAACAACAATGACTTACCCCCGGGGATATCTATGCGTGAAGAACGTGTAGTAAATGTCCGCCGTTCGTCGTAAACTCTTTCCCCCAACCACTGAAAAAATCATGAATATCATTCCATTTGACTCCGGCTCCAACCTGCCTTCATTCTTGAAAAACGTTGACCGTGCAAACCTAAACGCAGATTTAATTGCACACGCCAGTAGCGGCTTCCCCGTAATCTCCATCAAGGGCAAAGTGTTTGCAGTTGTCCGCGACGGTGAGCGTGAGTTGCAGATGAACCCGAAAGACCCTGACAGCGCAGCTACCAGCCTGAACGTGGTGTTGTTAAAAGTCAACAAGAGCGCTAGCAAGGTGTTCTACCTCAAGGGTTACGACAAAGATACAAGCGAAG